CCAACTATGACGGGGCATCATTGGCCGGCCATACTCCTACCGCTGGAGTAACGATTTATGGTGTTTTCACCAGCATTAACCTGTCGGCTGGCCACTGCATTGCCTACAAGCTCTGATGGCACTTGCATCCTCGCTGCAAAAGACTGCATCCAAACTAATGGAGAAGTTTGGCGGTGCATTGACCTACAGACGTGTCAGCGGCGGTGCCTATAATGCCAGCACGGGTGCAATTACAGAAACAACAACTGATTACAGCTTACGCGGTGTATTGCAAGACGTCAAAGCACGCGAAGTAAATGAACTAATCCAGGCTGGCGATAAGCGACTGTTTATTGCTGCAACTGATCTAGCTGTTACACCTAGTACCGCTGATCGGGTCATCATCAGTACCATTTCGCATCAAATTATTAACGTACAAACAATTGAGCAAGATAACCAGTCGATTACCTATGAACTGGTACTAAGGGCTTAATATGGCGCAAATCATCAGGCTAAGTGATTTTGGTAAGTTCAGCGAACAGCAGGTAAATAAATTGCTGCGAGTTGTGGTATTAGAGACCGACCTAGAGCTAAAGATGCAAAGCCCAGTTGATACCGGGCGATTTCGCATGAGCTGGGTGGTAGGAGAAAATACAACCGGCAACTATGATGCAGGGCCGCAGCAAAAAGCCACAGCCGCATTCAAGGGGCAAACATCACCACCGCAAAGCCCCACGCCAGGGCTAGTAACAGGCATTAACTACAACCCTGGCAGCGAGCGCGTTGGTAACTCCTACCATATCCATAACACGTTGCCATATGCTGAACGGTTAGGTAATGGCCACAGTACACAGGCGCCGGCTGGATGGGTGGAACTGATCGCAAGGCAGATGGCAAACCGCGCTAGGCAACTGGCGGATCATATCGGGAGGCAATCCTAATGGCTGCGCTTGATCTCAATGCAATTCGTGCTGTAATCGAAGGGCGCCTAGCAACTGAACTAGCTACAGCGCCAGTGATACCTGTTGTGTTTCACAACATGGCATATACTCCAACACCTGGTAGCACTTGGGTGCAATGCCAGGTCAGTTTTGGCAATAACAACTACGTCACGATGGGTACGGGCGCAGGTGCCAGCAATAGCGTGATCGGTGTTGTGGTAATCAACATCTTCTCGGCCAAAGGCGTCGGCCCAGGTGCCAACCTCACCGTTGCGAAACGAGTTCGGGATTTGTACGTTAGAATCAATACATCAGGGGTTCGCTTTGATCCCCCAACAGGCCCAGAGGTGGTGGCCACGCCGTCTCCCGAAGGGTACTTTCAAACCCAGGTCCGCATTACCTTTGAAACCTTCGAGGATCTCTAGCCATGGCCTTCTATCGCGGTGAGCAAGGTTCCGTCAAGTTTGACGATGCCGGCTCTGCTAACACCACTATTGCCTCCACACGTTCATGGTCGATGACCATTGAAAAGGACGTGCTAGAAACCACCGCGCTTGGCGCCACCTACAAATCCAACATTGGCGGCTTGATTGCTGGTAGCGGCAGTGTTGAGCTGATGTACACTGCCAGCAGCGCAGATGAAACAAAAACGTTCATCACGGCTGCAAATACGGCAACCGATCAAGGCGCAGCAACCTTTGAGTTATTCCTTGATACCACCGGCACAAAGAAAATCAGCTTTGCTGGTTTGATTACCTCTGCCGACTATGGCGCTACTGTTGGCGAATTGGAGGTTATTACCTGTAACTTCGTAACTACCGGCACCATTACCACCTCAACCATCTAACCATGGCTTTTTATCGCGGCGAACAAGGCACTGTCTTTTTTGATAAGGACAGCAGCGGTGGCATTTCCGAAATTGCTGCCGTGCGTTCATGGTCCATGACCGTCGAGAAGGACGTCCTAGAGACCACTGCCCAAGGTGCTACCTACAAGGCCAACATCGGCGGCCTTGTCGCTGGTAGCGGCACCATGGAGGTGATGTATGACGCACCTGGCGCTGGCGATAAGTTGGACCTAATTAGGGATGTCAACACCGCCACCGATGAAGGCAATGCCTTTGTTGAGTTGTACCTTGATGAAACCGGCGGCAAAAAGATCACCGGTAGCATCGTGATTACTTCAACCGACTATGGTGCTACAGTAGGCGAGCTTGAAATGGTGACCATTAACTTCACCATGAATGGCACCATCACGACATCGATCTAATGCCTGCCACAATCCGCCCCGTTGATCTGCTCGCCGGGGCTTTTGATCTCAACCAGCGCCGCCAGTTCAATATCAAGAAAGAAGACGGCAGCATCGTGCTGTCGTTATATTTCAAGCCAATCACCCGCGCTGATCGCAAGCGTGCTACTGGCCTAGCTTCTAGCGAAGAAGCATTGGACATCAGCACGCAGATGCTATGCCAGATGGCTGAACTGGAAGATGGCACCAAAGCATTTGCAGCGGCTGATGCCGTTAAGCTGCAACGCGAGCTGCCGGAATCAGTTTTAAATGAACTGGAGCTATTCCTGTTTGGGCTTGGCGCACCTGAATCACTGGAGACAGCAAAAAACGACTAGAGGCCGATAGCTGGCTTTACTTTGAAATGTTCCTAGCTACTGAGCTAGGCATGACCGTAAGCCGGCTTCGGCAAGAACTTACCGATGCAGAGTTCATTCATTTTGCCGCCTACTATGAGGTGAAGGGTAAACGCGAACGTCAAGAAATGGATAAGGCAAAGCAGCGCCGCTAGACTGACGGAAAGGTCGGTCTAGCAGTGGCTGTTTCAGTTCTCGATATTCAGGTAAACAGCCAGGGTGCTGTACGCAGCCTAAATCAGGCTGGTGCGGCTTCTAAAGCAACGGAAGGCGCGGTAAATGGAGTAAGAAATGCTGTAACTGGACTAGTAGGTGCCTTTACTGCTGTACAGGCGATTAAATTTGTTTTTGCAAAAGCATCTGAAATTGAGACACAGACCAAAAGCTTGGAAGTTTTAACTGGCAGCGTACAGAAAGCGAAATCAATAATTGCAGAATTGCAGCAACTTGGCGCAGTTACCCCTTTCACCAGCACCGAATTAATTGATGCTGCCAAGCGCCTAAATGCGTTTGGTGTTGAGGGCGATAAGGTAGTTGAAACCACCAGACGCCTAGCCGATGTTTCTGGTGCTACCGGCGCTGAGCTGCAAGGACTGGTAACTGCCTACGGTCAAGTGCAGGCTAAAGGCCGGCTGCAAGGCGAAGAACTACTGCAATTCCAAGAGCGTGGTATTGCACTGCAAGAAGAATTGCGGAAGATGTATGGAATGACTGGCGATGAGTTCCAGAAAGCACTAAGCAAAGGCAGGATCAGCGCAGAAGCGGTAGAGGTTGCAATTATCAGGCTGACCGATAAAGGCGGTAAATACGCCAATGGTGCTATCGCGCAAAGTGATACATTAAATGGAAAATTTAGTACGCTTACAGATGGTGTTGAGCAGCTTGCTAGGACTATTGGCACAACACTTGCACCGCAAATTAAAAACATAATAAGTCTTGCTATTTCTGGCATTGAACAAATTAATGCTTTATTTGCAACTGGGTTAAAAGGAGATTACTCACGGAGAATTGCAGCCGCATCTACTCAAATGACGGCTGGCGCTAGGTCTGACGCTTTAGATACAACAGCTAAAATACTGCGAGAAATTAGAGATGTACCACAAAAAGAAACTATCGGCGGAGTTCAAGCACAATTAGAAGCATTACGTGGAGTAGCAATAGTATTAAATAAATTAAATGATGCTAGTGTGTTGCCACCAAATACGCTAAATAGAGTTTTAGCTCAAAATCAAGCAATTACAACTTTACGTCTAAACCTAGAAGGATATTTAAAGCAATTAAAAACTGCACAGCCCAAGCCTACCAAGCCACGAGAAACGCCAGCTTTACTACCTGAAACAGTTAAACCTAAACAGCTTTCTGTTGATGATTTACTGGGTGGAGACATTAAACGCAGGCTCGACCAAGCAAGAGCAAAACTTGAAACAAGTACGGCGCAAAAACTTGTGGGTATTGCGGGACAATCAAATAATCAGCAAGCAAAGCGCATGGTTGAGTTTGGCGCTAAATATCAAGATATTCAGCTTCAAATTAATGCTATAGATGAAACACTTACGGCAAGGGCTGGCATTCGCAATCAATTAATTGCAAGCGCAACCGATAAAGCTCAATACGCATTGAACTTTGATGAGCAAAGTTTAAACTTGAAAACCCAGCGAAACATTCTTGAGCAACAAATACTTCAGACCGCATCGAATCAAAGTGCTTTATCAAAACAACAGTACGCAGAAGAAGCAATTAACAATGCAAATGCTCTGAAGTCATTGCAAGATGAGCAGGCATTATTGCAAGGCAAAATAAATGGCAATGAAGCGGAGGTAAGACTCAACCAACAGATTCGTGATCTCAAAGCACAATTCCCAGGCTTAAATGAAGCGGAAGCAAGGGGTATAGCGGCAAACATTGAAGCATTGAAGCAGCAAATATCCGCAGCAGAGCAAATGAGGCAAGTATATTCCGACATCGGAATGACCATTAAATCTGGCGTTGTTGATGCAATCCAAGGTGCAGTAGATGGCACCAAGAGCCTAGGCGAGGTTGCTGCTAATGTATTGAACAACATTGCAAATAAGCTGCTAGATATAGCGGTTAATATGTCATTGTTTGGTGCGATGAGTGGCACCGGTACAGGTGGTGGCCTACTTGGCGGATTGTTCAAAAGTGGTGGTGGATTGGGATCTGTAGCCAGCAACATGGCCCAGTACGCGCCACTTCCAAAATTTGCCGCTGGAGGCACACCACCCGTCGGTAGGCCATCATTGGTCGGCGAGCGTGGCCCAGAGCTGTTCATGCCTGGCGTGCGCGGCAGCATCATCCCCAACAACGCCTTAGGTGGTGGTGGCACCAGCGTTGTGGTCAACGTCGATGCAAGCGGTTCCAGCGTCCAAGGCGATCAAGCGCAAAGCCGGCAGCTTGGTGTTGCAATATCGTCTGCGGTGCAGGCAGAATTAGTGAAGCAGAAACGCCCTGGAGGACTTCTCGCGTAATGGCAACATTCCCTAGCATCACACCTACCTACGGCGCCCAGAAGACCAGCCAGCCTAAGGTGACGACAGTTCAATACGGCGACGGCTACCAAATGCGTGCTGTATTTGGGCTGAACCAAAATCCAAAAAGCTGGAGCCTGACATGGGAAATATCAGAAACTGATGCAGATACGATTGAAACATTCCTTGATGCACGCGCTGCGCAAGAATCATTCGACTGGACACCACCAGCAGAAGCAAGCAGCGGTAAGTACATCTGCGCGGAATGGAGCAAATCCATCCCATACCTAAACCGTGCAACGCTTCAGGCTACATTTGTGCAGGTATTTGAACCCTGATGGCATACACAGCCTGGGCCAGTGCTACTAGCTATGCGGTTGGCGCCATTGTCCGCGCCAGCACGGTGCAGAACTTTGGCCTGGTGTTTAAATGCACGACGGCTGGCACATCAGGCGCCACGCAACCTGCATGGCCAACGCTGATTGATGGCACGGTTGTCGATGGTGGGGTCACATGGACAGCAATCAGCGCGGTCTATGAAGACCTCAGCGTGCTGGCACCTAATGCCATCATCGAGCTGTTCCAGTTGCATCTTGATAGTACGTTGCATGGCAGCAGCACGATTTACTACTTCCATAATGGTGTCAATGCAGCGGTAACTGGTAACATCACATGGAATGGCCAAGCGTATGTAAGGCTGCCGATTGAGGCTACTGGCTTTGATTATTCCAGCACCGGCACGTTGCCACGCCCATCGCTAACCGTTAGCAACATTGGCAGCAGTATTACTGCATTGCTGTTGCAAGTTAATATGATCACCGCAGGCAATGACCTTGGCGGGGCGAAGGTTGTTCGGATTCGTACACTTAAGAAATACCTGGACGGTGAGGCTGGGGCAGATCCGCACGCTAAGTTCCCCGACGAGATCTGGTACGTAGATCGTAAGGCAAATGAAAACCGCGCAGCAGTTGAGTTTGAGCTAGCCAGTAAGTTTGACCTTGCTGGTGTGATGCTGCCTCGGCGTCAGATTATCGCTAATGTATGCCAGTGGGTGTATCGCGGCGGTGAGTGCGGATACAATGGCACTGACTATTACGACATCAACGACAATAAAGTAGCATCAAGCGGCAGTGATGTATGCGGCAAAAGATTGAGCAGTTGCAATGTACGCTTCACGCCATTTACGCTTGATGGGTTTGTGACGAATGGCAGTACGTCAATGATTGTAACGCCATACTTTAACCTGGCCGCAGGGCAAGCGGTATCTGGGTTGGGCATTCCAAGCGGTACTACGATCAGCGCGATAGTTAATGCCACAACTTTGACCTTGAGTCAAGCTGCAACGATGACTACATCAAGCAGCAAGACAGGCACTGTTTCGACCACAGGAGCTTCAATGGTAGTTACCAATGCCACTGGTATTATTGTTGGTCTTGAAGTAACTGGAACATATTTAAGTGCGAATACCACAGTTCTCTCGGTCGTTGGGACCACCGTAACACTTAGCTGGAGGCCATACTCAATTACCAGGCCCGGCACTTATGTGCCAATTTTTGATACATTTATCTATGAAGATACTGAATTAAGAATACTAACTGGACAGCAAATAAATATCGACACAACAGGTTTATCCACCGGCATGATAGCCTGGGGATCAAACGGAATAGAAGGCACTATCACCTCTATCGGTTCTGGCTTCATAACATTA